CATACTACCGGCTGGATGACTGACGAATTAGCAGTACAAGACATTCTCAAACAGTTGAAGAACAAAGCAGATTGGGAATTACTTTCCAAGGCTTATTACGATTTCCAAGTTGGAAAAACTAAACATAGATATAGAACAGGCGATCTTAAAAAGGATCTGCAAGGCGTTATGTCAGAAAAATACTATGCACAATATGTTGCATCTGAACTTACACGCATTGGTGTGAATCCTGGAGAAGGCACAGGAACTGATGACAAAGACTCTGGTGACGTAACAGGCAATGGCGAAGTTGATAAAGGTGCAGGTAAGTTCACCGTGGTTCCTCGCAAAGGAGGACAAGGTAACAACAGAATGTTTGGTTACGATGTTAAAGATGCAAATGGAAATACTGTAGCAAAATTTGGTAAACAAGAAAAAGCAGCAGCAGAAGCAGAAGCTGCAAGATTGAATGGTGGATCTAGCACTACTTCAAGTAACGAGCCTGTTAAAAAGGCAGACGATGGTAGTACTGATGCTAACAAAATTCCAGCAGAAAAAAGAATTGCAGATTTTAAAACTGTACTTTCAGATCCAAATATAGACTTAGATACAATTATCAAAGTTGCAAAAGAAATGAAAGCAGATACTGAAGTTTGGAATATGGCAACACCTGGTTTGAGAAAGCAACTTGATCAAGTAATAGCAACAGGCGGAAAGTAGTTCAATGAAGATTTTTGAAGTAGTAGAACTTTCAGAAAGCCAAGAGCTTGTAGATGAATTAATAAAGCTAATTCTAAAATTACACACAAAGTTCACTAATCCAAGTTCAGGTGTTCAAACCGACATTGGTAAACTTCAAACTCCAAAAGTAGATGATAGTGTTCCAAAATCTATTGCAAACTTTTCTGGTGTTAAAAGACCCGAAGAAGTTTCAAAGATTACAGCAGATGCTATCGGAATAGCAAGAGAAAATAACGACTCAGTACAAATTGCACAAATTGCAGCCGCTGGACTTGCACAATTACCTAAAGTAGGAACACAACAAGAAAAAGCACAAGCAGCACAAACTATTGTTAGCACACTATCAACATCTGAGAAGAATGATCCAGTAATTAAAGCAGCGATTGCTCCTGCTATGTTACAAATAAAAATAGCTAACACAGATTCAGCAGACGGCGAAGCTGGTGCAGAGGAAGCTCTTAGACAGTTTGTAAAGGATACATATCCTGAAGCAATTCCTGCTGCACTTAGAAGCAGAGTTCCTGCAGAAAAAGTTCCTCAAATGTCTGCAGAAATTATAATCAAAAAAGCACAAGAATTAGGAATGATGAGTGCATTTGCTGATCCTGCGATGGCTGTAAAACTCATTAATCAAGAAGTTGCTAAAATAAGTAAGGTAGAAAAACCACCAGCACCGAAAAAAATAACCGCACCTGAGCTACCGGGACAGAAGCCAGAAGTAGACACATCAACAAATTCTCAATCAAATGCAGCACCTACATTTACAACTAAAAATGTAAGTGGTCCGTCAAGAACTAAAAATGTACAAATTATTGATGCTAACGGTAAAGTGGTTGCTACAGTAAGAGGCAATCGAAATAATATTAAGAGATTAGTAACAGCCAAATTAAAGGCACTAGGAGCAGAAGTATGATAGTTTCAGAGATTTTAAAAGAAAATGCTGCTGATGAATTAATTAATACTCTGTTAGCAAAGCAAAAAGAATTGGGCAAAAAAGAACCTGTCGCAACAAATACTGCATCAATAGCTATAGACGGTGATTTAAAAGCAGGTATACAAGCAGGTATGGCAAACAGTACAGCTCAAAAGGGATACTATCTAGTTCTTGCTGCCATTAACAAACGTGCAAAGACATTAGCTGCCCAGGCTGGACTTGATCAAGCTGGCGAAATGGCTCTTTACCAACAGAAGAAAAAAGAAGTTGGACTTATGGTCAAAGATCATATTATTAAGAAATATCTTAAAGGTCAAGGATCTGGAACACTAAAAGCAATTATCGGTACTTATTTTGAATTAAAAGGCAGGGAAGGTTTTCTCTAATGGATTTTCATAGCTTAGTAAGAGAATTAGATGCATTAACAGCACAAGGAGCAAAAGAAATTGATCCTGAAGCAAGCGCCGCAGTTGCAGCAATGGCTATTTCGAAGGCAGCTAAAGGCAAAAATCTTTCTAAAACTGAAAGAGATGCACTTAAAGAATATGTTAAACTATTCCAAGAACTTCTAAGAAATCCTTCTTTTAGAAGTCGACTCAAAGATATGCAAAGATTGTTAGATAAGAAAAATTGAAACTTGTAAACCTACATCCTAAATTTACAAAACAACCATACTTAACCAATCCAATACCCAGACATCAAGTAGAAACACTTCCGTTCAAAGACTTTGACAAAGACGGCTATGAAGTTCCTACACCACTAGAATGGTTACATTATGAAGCAAACAACGTAACCCTTAATAGAGAAATACAATTTCATATTGCTCCAGTACAAGAATGGTATACTGATCTAGAACAAAGTGAACACAGACTTGTATTAGATCACTGTATGCTGTTAACTCGTTATGCATTTGCAGGCGAAGCGAGAGAACAATTACAAGAAGTTTGTCAGACTAGCCGTCCTATACTACAAAAGTTATTAAACATAAAACCAAAGTGGGGAATCGACTTTTCATTAGATTACGTTACACACAATATTGTAATGGAAGTAATACACATAGAACAGGACTTTGATAATATAGAAGAAGCAGAGTCTGCAAAAGAACGTTTAGAAAATATCATTGATAACACAGACTGGTATGATGGCGCAATGCGATTATACCAACGCAAAGACGAATGGATTAACCTATCAAGTGACGACCATTCGGACTATAAAGCACAGTTTTTTGGATGGGAACGTGCTTTTGATAATAAAAAAGTGTTTTAACACTTGACATCTATCTAAATATATCGTATAATACTATATAAACTAACAGGAGAAACCTTATGAGTGACCGTACCTATGGTGCTGAAGAAAAAGCAAAACTAGAAAACTTAGTTCGCGAAGGTGTTACAGTCCTACAAGAAGTAGAAGACCTAAACCAAGGATTAAAGGATACTGTAAAAGCAGTAGCCGAAGAACTTGATATTAAACCAAGTTTAATTAACAAAGCAATCAAAGTCGCAAAAAATAGAGATTGGGACAAACATTACGACGAGTTTGACGATCTTGAAACACTTATCACCACTTTGGGCTATGACAAGTGATTGTTAAAATAAAAAATTACTGGCTAGACAGCTATCATAGTGATAAAATTGCATTTTGGTTTGAACTAGTAAGTTTTGTATTTACAGTAGCCGCTAGTATGACTCTAGCTTTAAATGCAGACAATCCTAATATGCTGATTGTTTATCCAGGATTTTTTATAGGTAGTAGTACACAATGTTATGCAAGTTACAGACGTGGGTTGCCGTGGATACTATTACTTACTTTTTACTTTAGTTGTATCAATATTGTAGGATTTGGAGTAGCAGCTCAATGGTGGTAGAACAAAAACCCTATCAATGGTTAAGTTGGGTGGCAACAGTGTGTCTTTTAGGTGCTGCCCTTCTTGCCGCTTTTAATGTATACCCTTTGTATATTTGGGCATTTATTATCAGTAACAGTCTTTGGATATTAGTCGGAGTGCTGTGGAGAGAAAAAAGTTTAGTGGTAATGAATGCAGGACTAACTATTATATATGTTGCAGGATTATTTAAGGACTACTTGTAAATGACTAAGACTGTATATTGGGCACCAGTAATTGTAGGCGATGATTGGCCACTTGTTAGTGAACTTAAATTTTATGATCTAGAACGTCTTATCAAGCGTATTGACCCAATTGAGTTTTTTGGTCCTTCTACTGCAAGATGTCCTGCAATGGTAGACGAGCTTAAAAATACGTTTGCATTACGCAGTCCATTAGATTTACACATAGACTTTGGTGCTAACTTTGATAGACCACAATGTCATAATGAAACTTATACTCCAGAGCTACTAAGTCAGTTTATTAATGAACCGAATCCTCATAGAATATTCCAATTATCATATGCACAAATTGTCTTATTTTGTGAAGATGAATTAACAATGACACAGCTTCATCCATACTATGAAGATAACTCATTTACAGATAACGTAATGGGAGTTTCAGGAACTATAGATATTTCGTCCTGGTTAAGACCAGTGCAACCAGGCTTTAAATTTAAATCTAAAAAACACGTACTTAATATCGCAGATGGAGACGCTGTAGCATACTATAGGTTTAATACTAATGAACCAATAGTTTTGAAAAGATTTGATGCAAAGGGATTATATTCAGACAGAGCAAGCATTATGCAGGCGTGTTTAGCATTTAAAGATCATAAACCACAAAGGCACACATACTCACTAAAGGCATCTTACGAGGCGTTTAAAAGAGCAAGATACAATAAGAAAATGATTGCATATATTAAAGAAAATTTACTTGACTAATTATACAAATGATAGTATAATTAATTTATCGCTCAAGAGAGCAAGCAGATGGTTAGGTTGGCCACAAGCAACGAGGAGAAATGAATGGCATACGTAGACGCGATGTTTGATCGTGATCAAGATATTATTCGTGTAGTCGAACGCAAAGACGGTAAGAGACACTTTCACGAATATCCCGCAAAATATACATTTTATTATGAAGATCCTAGAGGCAAATACAAAAGTGTCTATGGCGATCCGCTAACACGTATTGTATGTAAGAACACAAAAGACTTTCGAAAAGAAGTTGCTATTAACAAAGGCAAGAACTTGTTCGAAAGCGACATTAATCCTATTTTCCAGTGTCTAAGTGAAAACTATCTTAATCAAGATGCTCCTAAACTAAACATTGCATTCTTTGATATTGAGACAGACTTTGATCCAGAGCGTGGCTTTGCTGACCCTGCTGATCCATTTATGCCTATTACTTCTATATCCGTTTACTTGCAATGGCTAGAAACAATGGTGTGTTTGGCAGTTCCGCCTAAGACACTTACAATGGAACAAGCAAAAGCAGAACTTGAAGGCATTGATAATGTAATGCTGTTTGAAAAAGAAGGTGATATGATTGATACCTTCTTAACACTGATTGAAGATGCAGATATCTTAAGTGGTTGGAACAGTGAAGGTTATGATATTCCATATACTGTAAACAGGACTAGCCGTGTACTAAGCAAAGACGACACACGTAGATTCTGCTTGTGGGGACAACTTCCTAAGAAACGTGAATATGAAAAGTATGGAAAATCAGCTGTTACCTTTGACCTAATAGGCAGAGTGCATTTAGATAGTTTGGAATTATATCGTAAATACACATATGAAGAAAGACACACATACAGGCTTGATGCCATTGGTGAGATCGAAGTTGGTGAAAATAAAGTCCCTTATGAAGGTACTTTGGACCAGTTGTACAACAATGACTTTAGAAAGTTCATCGAATACAACATACAAGATACCGCACTACTGGACAAGCTGGACAAAAAACTAAGATTTATTGATCTAAGTAATAACATTGCACACGAAAATACTGTGTTGCTACAGACCACTATGGGTGCTGTTGCTGTTACAGAGCAAGGAATCATTAACGAAGCACACAACAGAGACTTACGTGTACCCAATCGTCCTCGTAGAGATGATACAGAAAATACACAAGCGGCTGGTGCGTATGTTGCATTTCCTAAAAAGGGCTTGCATAAATGGATTGCTTCAATGGACTTGAATTCACTGTATCCTAGTGTGATTCGTGCTTTGAATATGGCTCCAGAAACTATTGTAGGACAGATTCGTCCTGACATAACTGAAGCTCGTGTACACGAAGATATGACTCTGAAGAAGAAGAGCTTTGCAGGCAGTTGGGAAGGTCGTTTTGCTACAGAAGAATACGAAGCAGTAATGGATCAACGCAAAGATATTGCACTAACAGTTGACTGGGAAGATGGACGCAGTGATGTGCTAAGTGGTGCAGAGATTTATCAATTGATATTCGACAGTCAAATGCCGTGGATGATTAGTGCAAACGGTACAATTTTTACAACAGAGTTTGAAGGCGTTATTCCAGGTATCCTAAAACGTTGGTATGCTGAACGTAAAGAACTACAGAAAAAACTAAAGAAAGCAAAAGATGCGGGACTTGCTGCAGAAATCGAATATTGGGATAAAAGACAGCTTGTTAAAAAGATTAATCTTAACAGTTTATATGGTGCTATTCTTAATCCTGGCTGTCGCTTTTTTGATAAACGTATTGGCCAAAGTACTACACTAAGTGGTAGAACTATTGTTAAGCATATGAGTGCCGAGGTTAACAAAACTATCACAGGTGAATATGACCACGTAGGTAAGGCTATGATTTATGGTGATACAGACTCGTGTTACTTTAGTGCATATCCTATATTGCAAGAAGATATTGAAAGTGGTAAACTTGAATGGAGTACTGAAAAGTGTATTCAACTTATGGATCAAGTTTGTGAGCAAGCAAATACTACATTCCCAGACTTTATGGTTAAAGCATTTCATTGTCCAAAGAGCAGAAGTGATGTTATTGCGGCGGGTAGAGAAATTGTAGCACGAAGCGGATTGTATATTACTAAGAAGCGTTATGCGGCACTGGTTGTAGACAATGAAGGATTTAGAACAGATAGTGAAGATAGTCCAGGCAAAGTAAAAGCAATGGGCTTAGACTTACGTAGATCAGATACGCCTGTGTTTATGCAGAAGTTTCTAAGCGAACTATTGCTTATGGTGCTTACTGATAAACCTCAAGAGGAAGTTTTAGAGCGTATTACAGAATTCCGTAAAGAGTTTTCAGATCGTCCAGGTTGGGAAAAAGGTTCGCCCAAACGTGCAAACAAGATTGGTCATTATCAACGTCTTGAACAGAAACAAGGCAAGGCAAATATGCCTGGACACGTTCGAGCAAGTATCAACTGGAATACACTCAAGCGTATGAACGGTGACAAGTATTCGCAAGAAATTGTAGATGGTATGAAAGTTATTGTTTGTAAACTAAAACAAAACCCACTAGGATATACAAGTGTTGCATATCCAACAGACGAACTACGTATTCCGGAATGGTTCAAAGAATTGCCATTCGACGATGCGGCTATGGCAGAAACAATTATTGATAACAAACTCGACAACTTGATTGGTGTGTTGAACTATCCGTTAGAAGATACAAAACAACAC